CTTAAATGATGTCCAATATTATGGTCATTTTATAACCATAAATGATTTATGTGCTGAAGAATCCCATCAGAATCTTATTGATTTTGATTTTGTTTTTCTTGCTCAAAATTCTCACAATTCTCAGAGTAATTCAAAGAAAATAATAAAATGTACAACATCAAGTAATGAAGTTGAGATACTCAAAATATTAATAGCTAATGAATGTGACTTTATACCTAAAATATTCGACATAGTTGAATCTTTTTTAGGTGATATAAAATTGTATTATGTTGTAATGGAATATATTGGTGAGGAACATGCTGTTCCCTGTGGATCCCTTGTAAAAGTTGAGAAAAATATTCTAGAACATATTTCATGTAGCTTTAACAATCTTAAAAAATTGCATTCATATGGGATTATTCATAATGACTTACATGCACATAATGTTATTTATTGTAGAGAAAAATTTTATTTCATTGATTTTGGAATATCTTATAATAGCAAATCTACAAATACAAACTACTTTCAAGATGTAATACCAGAACTTAGAACAATTAAACATTTTGAAGTTTTTGATTATAGTCGATTATATTCAACATTTATATGCAAGAAAGGGAATGATAATCCAGAATTTATTAAAAAAATCTCAGATAAAGTTTTTACTGATAATAAAATTGATTCTCTTAAAGATAGAACAGCAATACAAGTGTATTTTCCGCTTTTCATGAAAAGAAATGATACTATTTGGCCAAATTCAAACGTTTATTCTACCTATTGCAAATACTTATTAGACTTAGACATAATTGATTCATATACTGACCGTTATATTAAAGTATCAAATTTAACATTCTGGGTTTATTTAAGCGATTATATAAAAGAGAGAGATAGACTAAATTCACTAAGAGCACTTAGAGCACTTAGCGAAATTAAAGAAATTAGTGATTATCTATGCACAGAGGATTTTTTCCTCAAAGTATCAGAAGTCTAATACTCTTAACAAAATGCTCTATTCTACCAGACCAGAATCTACCAGACCAGAATACTACCAGAATGTTACTGTTTTTACATTTCTACTGTGTGTAGATGGAATGCAACTAACTAATCCCAACTTACTATTACTCTTTTCAATACTCTTTGGTGTGTGATTACAATTATTATTATAATTATTTTCTGCCTGCTGAGAATCATGACCATAGACTATTAGAGATTGTAATTTATCAATAAACTTTTTATGTTTTACTGATAAATGAATATTCTCTCCATAAATTCCATTCAAATTACGTACAGTAATATCTTTTCTTTGTTTATTATTTACAATATTATAGACAGCAATAAATGTGTATAAATCATCATCATCATTAATTATTAACAATATGTTATCCTTTGTATTAGTAGTATTAGTAGTATTAGTATCTTCTTTGGCGTTCTCTATAATTGATAAAAATCTAGATACTTCTGTTATCCAGTATATGAAAATATCATTAGTTTTAAACTCATAAGTTTTATCAAACTTATCATAATTTTCTGGTATACTAGATCTATCACAAACTGTGATGTTGTCGTACAATGATATTATCATTATATATTGAATATACAAAAAACTATATGTTAGTCATTGTATAAATTCTTAACGCAAATTATTTTTTGTTGGTCAATAATATAGTAAGATATACAAATAAGATATATAGTAAAATGGATCAAGATGACGATCAAGATATCGAAAGAGAATACGATCAAAATGGCGAAGATGTTGAAGACGATCAAAATGCCGAAGATGTTGAAGAAGAGAGTATTGATTTTTATCTTGATGGTGTCAAATTAAAAGACAACATCAAGAATGCTGGATCGTTTTATAGATGTGAAGATACATTATTTCTAATAACGAGAGATATATTTTTATATTGTAACAAGAAGTTTAACATTGATATTAATGATCAGTATATCGTTATTGACTACGAAAATACAAGTGAACCATTAACTAGATTATATAGAAATGGAATTGAGGTAAACATTGAGAATGTACCATCTGATTTTTATAATCAAGAATCATCAATTCAAATTATTACAGATTATATAACCGACTTACCGGACGAAAATATCAAATATACATACAATTACGAATTTTACAGGCCTTTAGATGATACAAACCCTGACAGGAAAATAACTAGAATATCTGTCTACAACAAAAATATGTATAATTCAGCACAATACTGTCTTGATATATTCTGGGCACCATATAAGATCTATTATATTGATAATGTGCATTCAAATTCATACACTTATCAAACAACATATGTTAACGGTACTCCAATATTACAGCACATATTCTTTCTTGGAGATAAATGCAATTGCATCAAAGCAGATACTTATTTATCTGAAGGTTATAAAGGCCTTCTTATTGAAGGACCTGATGAAAATAAGGAAGAATATGCTCATGAAGTATTAGAAAAACTTGACATAGTTTCAGACCAAAAAATAAATGACTACGATTCTGTTGCAACAATTATTACAAAATTAACTTCTATTAGAAGTGGCAATTGGAAATTCTCACTAAGTGACATATGTCTTATTTCAAAAAGACTTAGCTATTTTCCCTCTGATAATAGAGAGAATACAGAGAGAAAGGATTTCATCACTTTTGATGATTATATTACAAATAGTGATGATAATGAATTTTTATTTGTTGCTGATAAAACGTATGGTAAAGTTAAGCTTAATGAATTTGCTGTGAAAGGATCATACATTCCTAGTGAATCTCTCTCGAATAGTGATCTTAAACAAATCCTTCCACCTCTTCAGTGTCGTACACAATATGATGTTATAACACACAAATTTGCAATAATAGAAAGCAATGTAAAATCTACAGGTTATGATTCTGATTCAAGTTCTGGCTCTGGTTCTGGTTCCGATGGCGATTCTAGTGATTCAAGTGCTTATGCTGATACAGATACTACTGGCACAAGAAAGAGAAAGATGAAAGAAGTCAAACAAAGAGTCTATAAGGCATCAGGAGAAAAAGACAAAACAAAGAGTAAAGAATCAAAGATAACTTATAATGATATTGTAAAGAGGACTAAAAAGTTGACGAAGATAGCTAAATTTATTAATACTCCTGTTCCTTATACGTATAGAGCCTCTGCCTCAGAGTCTGCTTCAGCAGACTCTGAAGCAGCTGAAACAGAAAAGAATTACTTTTTTGATAGGCAAATATATGGAAACGATTTTGATCCAAATACTAATTGGGCAACCGCGCCACTAACAGCATTACGTGATTTAAAATATTTTTACACAAAAAATAGTTATTCTCAATGGAACATGAAGGAAGTTTATAACAAATACAATACGATAATCAATAATCCAGATACATCCAATAACAGTTATGTATCAACTAATTTATTCTTATTTATGAAGCCCTCTACGCTGTCAGCAGACTTAAGTAATTCAGGCACTGATGACTTAAGTAATTCAGGCATTTTATACACAATGGCTGATGGTACACCTATTAGTGGATATTATTGGCCTGAAACATTACGTAGTATAGCAACTACTTCACTTAATGAGTTTAAAAATACTGTGACGTTAGATAATATACAGTCAGATTATCTAAAACGTGCACATAATGCATATTTATATTCTGGAGATTTCCCTATTAAAGTAGAAGATTCTCCAGACAGCATTAAAATTTATGAGATTGTTCAACATATGAATTATAACATTACAAATGAATCTTATATAAATTTGATGAAGGTATTTAATCAAATTGTTCTTTCTCCAGAAATACCATTTGTTAAGATTAAAAGAGGAAAGAATGTTGAAGCATATTACAAAGTTTTTGATAAGATTATTGGCATGGTTAATAATAAGATTCTTAAAGAATGGATAGCAAAAACAAGCACAATTACTGTTGACGTAAACAAAGAGATTACTGCAGAAAGTCGTGAGGATGAAGTCGGCGATATATACAAGAAAACGAAAGTGAAAATCGATTCAACTGTCGGTAGAGGGTTAACGTTTAAGATAGCAATTGGATCTGTATTACCTTATTATGATCAGGAAAAACTAACTAGTGAAAATATTCAATCCCTTTTAAAACACAATAAATTTATAACAGTCAATCTCTTTAGAAATGGATCTCTTGAAATTAAATCAAGTTGGTCTGAATTCAATAAAGTAAATTGTGCTTACGCACAAACTCTGCTTTATAATACAGTTAAATCTCTTATTGATAAAATTAATGAAATAGAATTTCACATGCCAAATGTTGATAGATCAAGAAAGATTGCTCTTTCTGAAGAAAATTTTAAACTTGCATTCTTTAATTCTGTTATTAAGATAGGTATTGATACAAATATAGATGAAAAGTTCGATTTTATTGAAAGATTGCGTAGTCATATTGCATATTATTCAGAATATGTGAGCATAACAAAGAAGATTAATGAAAAGCACGGAGGTGGTAATAGTATTGATTTGCGTTATAAGAAAGTTGATAATTATGTTAAAATGTCTGAAATAGAAGCCATAATCACTAAAACTTTATCAGAAATAGAAAAGAATGAATTCTCACAGAAGGAATTAGAAAATTACATATCAATAACGTATGGCATTGGCGCGGCACAAGTTACGAAATATATTAAAGAACTATCAGATAAAATTTTAACAAAGAACGAATCAGTTGTTCAATCTGGTGTTGATGTTGTAAATAAGATTCATAAAGAGATCAATATTGGAATAAATTTTGTTATTACTATTGATCTAAATTCTGCGAAGATCAGTATTCTTGGTATTAAGAGCCCATATCAGTATTTTATTATTAGAGATTTCATTACATCAATATTAAGCAGTTATAAACTATTTCCACAATTGAAAGGTCAAGCCAAAGATGTTTCTGTTGATCTTATTGACAATGAAGATATTATTAAAGTAAATATAGAAGATGATACAATGAGATCAACAATTAAAGATTTATCTCAGCAAGGTAAAGAAAATCTTGTTGAAACTGTTAAAAAAGCACAAGGGCGTGAAAACGATATTCAAGTTAAACGTATCAGAAATATATTCGGAGAAAGAATAGCAGATTATGGTAGAGCATGCATTAAAGATAGACAGCCTTGGGGTATTGAATATAAAGAAGCTGTATCAAAAATAGAAAATTATAACAAAGAGCTTGACAAGTTAGAAAAAGCATTAAATAGTGCTTCTTCTGAAGACGAAGCAACTAAGATAAAGGGACTTATAAATACATATATCAAAAAATTAGATATTTATAGTAAAGGTATTCGTCTAAATCAAAGCAATGGTACTAGTATCGAAGATACATATTTTATATGTCCTGCTTCATTTGATCCTGCATCAAATGAAGTTTTTGTAAAGGGATCTAATGATAATGGAGTATATGTAACAGGAGACAAAAATTATTCGACATATGAAAAAGCACAGGGTAAACCAAATCAATTTCTCGATAATGTGTATGCAAGAGTTCTCAAGAGCGCAAAAGTAGGTAAAGAATGTTATCCATGTTGTTTCATAAATAATGAAGATAATGAAAACACACGGTCATGTGCTCCATATCTATTTAGTACACCATTGAAGAAAAGAGCAGATAACACATCATACATTCTTAAGAATGAAAAGAAATTACCACCTGCTCGTTTTGGTTTACTTCCAGAAAAACTTAATGATCAATTTAACAGAGGAGAATCACTTATTAATGAATTAAAGGCAAATTATATCGGATATTTGCGCCTTGGTGGAGGTAATATAGTTAATACATTACTTCTTGCAATTGGTACTACTTTTGATGACTTTAAGAAACGTTTTAATAATCTGTCAGATCTAGAATTTAAGAGTATTAAGAATGGTATCATTTACAATACCTTTAAGCCAGACAGAGACAATAGTGATAATAGTGACAATAATAACAAAGAGGATGTCAAAGCTATTAAAGATGCATATTTCAAATATGTTAAGAGTTGCTATGAAAATACATCTAATATTAATGAAGAACTTGTTATTGATCTTTTTGTATATTTCTATAATGTGAATGTAATTCTTTATGAGACTGTAAATGGTATTAACTACACAATAAAGTGTCCAATAGGTAGTGACTTAAATACTATATACAAACAAGGACGAGATACAATAGTAATATTTCTTAGCGAAGATGAAACTGATATAAGTGTTCTCTATGATAGATATGATATCATCTGTTTTGTTGACAAAACAGATGGTAAAAATATACAATTAACACGGTTTAAGGATAATGTTTATAGTGACCTAATTAAGAGTATATCAGAACAATGTGCACCTAAGAAAGACATTGTTAGATATATTGAGAAAGATTCTAAGAATAAAAACAAAGCGAAAGAAGCAGACATGTATAGTTTCAGAAATGTTATTGAAAAGATTTACACACCTAAAAATACCTCTGGCGAAAGCGAAGACGAAGACTTAGAAGGAGAAGGAGACTTAGAAGGAGAAGAAGATCAAGGAGACCAAGAAGATCAAGACGGAGGACAGCCAAGTCCTCAGAGTCCTCAAAACGTTCAAAGGACGCCTGTTATAAATGAGTTACAAATTATTGGACAAATAATTGATGATTATACAAAGGTGTATATGTTATGTGTTGGACATACGGATAATGATTGTATAGCAATACCAATAATTCCGTCAGAAATCAATCCAGATACGGCAATAATTGATTATATTCCAACAAGATCATTTAAAGATACTATTAAAATTATAGATGAGCTTAACGGAGTAGATGATTCACAAGATGAAGATAAATCTTATAAGATTAAATCCTATGTTGTTAAGAATGATGATGTTATTGCAATCATGTACAATAATACTAATTTTACAAATGTTATTCCAATAAATATCAATGATGCAAAAGACTTACTGGAAACTTACAATCAAAATACTCAAAGAGATCATAATGAACCATTTATTGATTATATTGATGTTAAATACGATGATGTTGTGAAAATAAATGGAGCTATTAAAAGATATAATACTGTCGGAGAAAGTAAAATGGCTGTTAATAAACGCAAATTTATGGATGAAACATATCAACGATTAAGATATGACATATCAAAATATTTAAGAGATCACCAAGATATTAAAACTAGCATTCGCACAATAGTTTTGGATCAATCAAAATCAATAGACGAAAAGAGAACTGCACTAATTTCAATCATTGCACCTATTTTTAATGAGATTACGATATTGCATGATTTTACTAATAAAGATATTGAAGATCATCTTGCAGATTATGAAATTCCAAATATTAGAAAGAGATGTTATTATACAGGTGCTGATGTATCAAAAGCTCCATTTGATTATCACTGCACTACTATTGATGCTGACGCTAATAATAATAATACTAATAATACTAATAATAATAAATCTGGTATCATTGTTCCAACAAAGTCTTTATATGATGATAACGGTGCTTATGATCCAATAAGACCATTGACAAAATTTACACATTTGCTCGTCGAAGAGTTGTTATTACATGTTCAAGGTTATGATGAAATAATGACTGATAATGTTGATAATATGGTCAACGATTCTTATCTTATTCGCAATCCTCATGAAATCATTATAAATAATGAAGTATTTGAAAGAAACAGAAAAGAGATAGATAAGATGTATCTTAAACTTGATAAATATAAGATAAAATCTCGTAAACATTATGATATGACAAACAAAGAAAATAAAGTGAATGCTCGTCAATGTATTGGTATTTGGACATCTCTTACAAAGAAGTGGATTGCATATTTTGATAATGTTGATACATTTAAGGCGATGAATCATGGTAGTATTACATCATGTCTTTATGGAGAATTTGCTATTGCTGTGAATTATTTATATCAAATAATAACTAAAGATCAGCCAACAACTAAGGCAATAGCTATCAAACGTTATAGTAAATATATTGAGAATATACAGCCGTTCGAGGAAGATATTAAGAAAAATTTCGTCAGTTATATTGAACATAGTATGAAATCTTTTACATACAATAACATTCAAGGAAGAAAAACTACAAGAAAAGGTTGGGAATTACTCTTATCACATTATAAATATGTTCATCATGGCAATAGTATAGTTAAAGGCATATATGATATCAATGCACTAAGTGATTTCATTATGTCTGATGCACATCAATTAGTACTTGCAGATCTTGCTATTTTATCTCATATTTATAATGTAAACATTATCGTTCTCCAAAAAACAACAGATGAAGCTAGTGAAACACCAATCGTTATTCACACAACTACTAGAGTTGACTCTCAAAATTATATGCTCTTTTACAATTACTCTATAAACAATTACCAAATGATTGCTAATTCTGCTTATACACCATATAAGTATGTGTTTGCGAGGAGCGAATTACCTGTAAATTTAATAAATGCATGGGATAAATTGAATGCACAATATATGCAAACAAATACCGATAATACTGATAATACTGATAATACTGATAATAGTGATAATGTTGACGATTCTGATAATGATTCTGATGTTGATAGCGATTCTGACGATTCTGATAGTGATGATGATTCTGGAAGTCCAAGAAAGACAAGAAAGAACAAGAAGTATTATATATATGTACTTGATTCTACAACAGAATTCAATCCTGAGGAGATATCAGTTTTATCAGTTTCAGAGAAGACAAATCGTGAAATGACTAGAAAAGCATTCGTTGCTCATCCACAACAAGAAAAAGAAATTGATATTATTGAGCGTTATGCAGAACATCAAAGAAAGTTGAATAAAGAGCGTAAAGAAAAAAGACACATTGAAGAACAACAAGATCCAAATAAACATCTGGCAAATTTATTGAATGTTACTGATAAAGGTTGTAAAATTGGGATAAATAAAGATGGACAATCTGTTATTAATTGTCAAGGCATACCAACTCAAATTCTTGAAGAATATCCTGATGAAGAAGAGGATGATGTAGTTATTGGCACCTCAGGGTTTGAAACAAAAGAAGACACTGAAGACAAAAAAGGAGGACAAAGTTTATATGATGATATAATAAAATATAATTATGCTGACTACTTAGCTAATAATGATAATGATAATGCTAATGATAATAATGCTTATGACGAATATGATGATTATTATTATGAAGGCTAAATACTTTTAATACTTTTAATTCTTAAAAAGAATTCATTATCCATAGTTTAATAGATTCCTCTTTACAATAATCTTCAATATAATTAAGAATCTTTTTGTTTTTCATTGTTGTTCCTTCAATTATTAGTAGTTTTGCCCCATCCTTAAAATACATTTTTATGTTGTCTTTTAAATAATCTTCAAATATTTTAATTAACTTTGAGTGTTTAAACAATTCTGCATTAATATTATTAATATAATGATATGGTTTATCATATCCTTTGTATATTTTTAATAAATCACTATATGATTCATGGCTGTGATATTTTTTAATAGACGAAAAGCAAAAAAAATTATCAGTGCGTACTATCGATATATCTTTTCTACCTTTTTGTAAGAATGATGCCATTGTTGTTTTGCCACTACCTGAATCACCATTCAATATTATTATAGTATTATTAGTAAAATGCGATGGTTTTCCGGGCATTATATCTTATTGCCGTTTTTAAACTTATTACCTTCAACTTTAATATTTGTTTTTTGAATAATGTCTCTTCCGTGAGATTTATAATCAAATGTACAATTGTGATCAAAACTATGTCTGTGTGCTGTGCAAAAGATTTTACCGCACCTGCATTCATGTTGATCAACAAGTTTCAATTTCTTTATAGTACATTCACTGTGACTGCATTTAATCCTAGCAATATCACTACTATCACCACTACCAGACTCAGATTTCTTTTGTCGTGTTTTTATTGTATTATTAGTGTCTGCATTATTATCATCAACACTTTCAGCGTTGTCAGGATTTTCAGCATTATCATCAGCACTTTCAGCGTTGTCAGGATTTTCAGCAGTCTTCTGTGATTTTTTATCTAGATCTAAACTATTTGGAGATCGCACAACAAGAGACATTTTACGACAAATAAAGATATATATCTTTTAAAAATTAAAAAATTTTTTTGTTAATTTTTAATTACTACTCTACTGTTTATTAGAGCACTATTAGAGCACTATTAGAGCATAACAGAAGAGCATGTTGAAAATTAAATATCAACTTGCAAAAGGTGACACATGGACTGTTATACAGTCTTTTGATGGATATACCATGTGATGCACAATATATCAGTTGTGCTAATAATGGATTAAAATGTTTACCAGAGCTGTCGCACTTGACTAATTTGAAAGAAATTGATTGTTCTGGTAACAGTTTAGAATATTTGCTGGAATGGCCAAATTTAAATAGTTTACAAAAAATTAATTGTTACCGAAATAGTTTAAAGAGCTTACCAGAATGGTCACATATGACTAACCTAAAAGAACTTAATTGTTCTTACAGTAATTTGAAGAGCTTACCAGAATGGTCAAATTTAAGTAATTTACAAGATATTGATTGTTCTAATAATAGATTAGAAAGTTTACCAGAATGGTCACATATGACTAATTTTAAAAATATTAATTGTTCTTACAATAATTTGAAGAGCTTACCAGAATGGCTAAGTTTAAGTAATTTGCAAGAAATTAATTGTTATGATGCTAGATTAAAGAGTTTACCAGAATGGCCAAATTTAAGTAATTTACTCAAAATTAATTGTTCTCGAAATAGTTTAAAGAGCTTACCAGAATGGGCACATATGACTAATCTAAAAGTAATTAATTGTTCTTATAATAATTTGAAGAGATTACCAGAATGGCCACATATGACTAACATAGAAGTAATTAATTGTTCTAATAATCTTTTAGAGAGTTTACCAGAATGGCCAAATTTAAGTAACTTATTCTTCATTGCCTGTGATGATAATAAATTAAAAAGCTTACCAGAATGGCAACACATGATTAATTTAATCCGCATCAACTGTTCACATAACAAGTTAACAACTTTACCAGAATGGCCACATTTAAGTAATTTAGAAAGGCTTTACTGTGGCAATAATGTCTTAACAAGTTTACCAAAATGGTCACATTTAAATAATTTAAAAGAAATTTATTGTGACCATAACAAGTTAACAACTTTACCAGATTGGTTACATATGATTAATTTACATAAGATTTATTGTAATAATAATAATTTGAAGAGCTTACCAGAATGGCCACATTTAAGTAATTTAGAATATATTTATTGTTCTGCTAATTATTTAGAGACTTTACCAAGTACATTTGCAAATTTGCAAAACTTACAGTATATTCATTATAATAATAATCCAATTGAATACATTCCTCCAAATCTACTTAGAAGACTTGAAAGACTACTAAACGGAAATCATCAAGATATTTTCAATGATGCTCAAAATGTTCATAATCATCATATCCAATTATCTCTACAGCGATCAATAGAATACTTACTTAATGATAAACCATCAATGAGCATTGATGACATCAGGAAAGAGATAAAAACTGAATGCATTACACATCAATTGTTGATGGAATATTCAGAAGATAAGAGCGTTCATAGTATATTGAATGTAACTTTTGAAGATGTTTTATTGGCAGTTTGGTCGAAAATCCACATAAGTCCCCATAAAGATGAAATAATTAAGATCTTAAATATTGAAATGCTCGATTCTGAATGTAAGTGTTTCACATGACGCTTAACAAGACTTGTGAATTGTCTTGTAGGATTTGATGAAAATATAAAAATAGAGATAAGTGCAAGTGAACAGATGAGCAACATAAGTGCCCTTATTTATAAGAAATACTATAATGCCTCTGGTAATGCCTCCGGTGATTCATTAATCAATAAAGAATACAAAGAAGAACTAAGACGTGCTTTCATAGAGAGAGGATATACTGAAGAAGATGCTCAAAACTGGATGAATGTTGAATAAACACTTGTATCAAAGAACATGCCAAAGAATACCAAAGAATACCAAAGAAAAAGCCAAAAAGAAAGTATACAAAGGGAAAATGATCAAAAATTTTCGATTTTTGTGATGCTTTGATTCATAAGTAGCACGTGTCGGTAGATAGAAAATGGTTAGTGCAGATAATAATGGTAATAGCACTTTTAGCATCTTTTTTGCAAAGGTTATTGATGAATTTGATTGTCCATTTGATGATTTGGAAGAAGGTGCAACAGATACAATCGAATTTATTATTAATCATCTAAAACAACATGTTTATCTGAAAGATTTCATTGAAATCTGTTGTGCAATGTATAAGGTTTGTGATTATAATAATCATATGGATGTCTATGTAAAAGTGTTGACGGACATGGATTATGTGCTTGATTTTGATACAGCTCTAGTTCTCTAATTACTCTATAAATTACTCACTTATGTGTAAAGTCTCTTATGTGTAAAGTATTTACTTTGTAAGATGTTCATGTGGATGAGATTTAATACCATGTTTCATGATAATTCTTACTGCTCTTGTCGAAACACCAAAAAGATTTTTGCCTGTATAATGCAAATACGTTTGATAGATTAAGTACACACCTCGTTTATTTTTATTCATGCGATAATCAATAAAATCAATTCTATATCTATCATTAGCAGAACTAAATACTTCAAAACTTTTCGGAGTATCTTTTTCGTCTAGTCTTAATACTATTTCCTCGAGTATTGTGTTTCCTGATACATTAACTTGTCCAAAATTTTCTAAAACATCTTTTCTTGTTTCTAATTCATGAGGAGTAACGCTTTTTGTTATAAGACATTGATCAACATCAGATAGATTATATGGCATACTAATAAAAGAGAATCTATATAAGTCTATAGTATTTGCATACAAAATACTCTCTTGAGTATTTTGAGTATTAGGAGATTAATTACTTGAGTATATTAATAATATGACAGTTATTAGATGAATGACTAGATGCACTATTATTAAATATATTAATCATACTCTTAGTTCCAGAACTAAGCTGATCCCAAAATGCAATTAATTGTCCTTGATCCTGTCCTATATATTCATTCATTTGACGATTTCGTATAGGACCTGCTCCTTTTCCGTATTTTGACCACTCTGCCATAAAAATTTTATATGGTATCCCATTATCTTTAGCATATCTGATTGCCATTTGATCTACGCCAGAACATCCTCCAGAAACAATCTCTGTAATTGATGATTTGTACGTTTGCATTTGATCACAAAAATATGAGTAATCATTATAATCTCGACATCCTGCAATGATGGTTTTCATTTTTTTTAATAATAGTAATAGTAATCTCTAAAAAAAATAATTATTTTTTATTTATTAGTATTTGTTGACCCTAATCCATATGTTTCTTGTGCATAAATAGTCAACTTTTTGTACAAAAATACACTAAGAATAGTAAGAAAAATACACATTAATGTCGCAGATAATAGTGAATATAACAAACACTTTGTCATATCACAATCACCATATTGAAGATTAAACATTCTTTATATATTCTTTGTATATTATTTTAAGTCTATTCATTAGATGACCAAAAAGACGCACAAAAGACGAGTAAAAAGACGCACAAAAGACGCACAAAAGACGAGGAAAAGACGCACAAAAAAGACGAGGAAAGTTTGTTAAACTTTGTTAAACTTTTAAAATTGCAGAATTTTGGAGACTCTTTTTTAAAATGACTTTTTTAGTTACGATCAGGAAAAATTTTGAATAAAAAAAAATCCCCACACAACTGAGAGACTTCGTCATGTTTTTTTTCTACCAAGGAGGCAAAAAAACATCATAATTATTCCGAATTTTCACCTCCGCCTTTGATTGTCTTTGGAAAAAAAACATGACAAACTCATTACATGACAAAGTTTAGTAAGAAAGTTTAACAAAAATGACTGAGAAACGACTGACGTTTCTTGGAAAAAAAACATGACGAAGTCTCACGGTCTCGCAGTCTCTTAGTATATCAGCATTTTATGCATGCAAGTCAAAGTTATTTAATAGTATTTAATAGTATTTAATAGTATTTAATAAAGGACTATTTAAAGAGCTTTGACACTAGCCACATAATATTTGCAAAAAGATTCATATTTTCTATCACTTTCCTTTAAAGGAAGAGGATTTCTAAGAGGTACTTCCTTAAGATTTGGTATATTCTTAAGACCTTTTCCGATAGATGTTACCTTACCGTCAACAACTGTAATAACTTCGTCAAAATACGCTTCACTCTTTATGTTAAAATATTTCAACAATGCTTTCGAAAATGCATCGACATATACAATTGGCTCAGTCATTTTCTTCTCATTAGATTGAATAACATATTTAGATGGAATAATTACACTCATTTCATCTTGAGAACTTTTGGTAAATTGCCATGTATAAATTGCCTCTTCTAAGGCTTCTTTAGAGTCATCCTTTGAAGCATCTTTTGATTCTTCAGAAGCATCTTTTGATTCTTCAGGAGCATCATCACTTGCATCATAATCGACTTTGTATGTGATACCACTATTTACATCAGTAGCAGAGCCTGCGAATATACGTGTACCATCAAGAACTGTACAAATAAAATGCCCATCTTGCTTAAGTGCTCCACGAATTTTCGCAAATATGGCGTCATAAGATTGATCGATCAAAAAATAATGCAGACAAAATTGGGCACTAATCACATCATACTGTTTCGTAAATGTATAATCATTAAATGTTTTTGTATCAAAATTTTCCAACTTAATGTTAAGTTGACGTGAATCTGTCTTAATCTTCGCAGGAGATTGTCCGGGATCAGTACCATATATGTTTTGAATATTAAAACCAGCTGATAGCCAATTATGAGCATCACCAAATCTTCCAAAACCTATCTCAAATAATGTTTTAGTTTTATTCATATCTGGTGATGGTGATAGTGATGCATAAAGATGTCCTTTAACAGCGTTATTAATGTTTCGTATAGTCTTTGTATGTTCAACAAGTTCCTTATTCTCAATAGCTTCTGTATAATAACTTCCTGCACAAATTTTATCTATTGTAAGTTTTGCTCTCACAATATCAATAGTTGTATCGACTGTTTTCTTCGCATTCGGAATATATTTATCAATACGATGTTTGACAAGTACCCATTCATATTTTCCAAGTTCCTTTTCCTCATAAAGAAACTCATAAATACCATTATTATAAATAATATCTTGCTTTTGTTGACCCTGTTGACCCTGTTGACCTTCTTGCCTTTGTGAGCCTTGTTGAATATAAAATTGTTCTTTTCCGTCAATTGTAACAGGAATCAATTTAGTCTCTTTGTACGATTTTCTTTGATCCTTTGTCTGTCTTGTCTGTGTCAAAATTGTAAATAACTTATATTTAACTGATGTGTCATTTGCGAAAACATTATGTACTTTTTGTACAGCCAAATCAACTGTTGCCCTATCATATGCCTTTAGCTTTACAATGTATGATTTCTTGTATGGCACATCGTTTATAAGAACTAACCCTTCAACTGCGTCTTTACTTGTTTCAATAGCCATACCATATACAGATTTTATCTTATCTGTAAATGGTCCATTATGTTCTGTTCCTGAATTGTTCAATACCTTATTTTGTACTTTGCCAGAAGAGTAGAAATCTTTATGTATAATCTTAATCTCAGTATCAGGATCTTGATTAATAGATACTTTTGAAGATGAGAATAATTTATTAAACTCTTCACTCTCACGTATTTTAATCATTCTTTCACTAAACTTTGCTGTTTTCACATCTTCATCTGCAAACGTAATACAATCAAATGGAATAAATGAAATTGACAACTTTTCACCGTATTGCCATGGATTATTCAATTTATATTCTCCTTCAATTAAATAATTTTTATTTGATTGATTAGTAATTGTTGTGCCAATTATTGACATATTCTTAAATGTCAATGTTTTATCGGTCGATTTCTTAAAAAAACATAGATAAACACGATTATTTAATATCAACAAATAACAATGTTCACCATCAGTCTTCTCAGTTATAAAGAACTGATCCTTGTTTCTTACACTAATTTCATTAATATTTCTAATACTTATCGGCATATTTTGCTCAATTAAACGGACATTAAGTTGCTTATTCAGGTAATCTAGACACTTTTGTTTTTCACTTACCGTCATAATATAGTTAGTATTTTGATAACACTTAAGAACTACATTAAGCAATTCTTTAAGATCATCCTCCTTATAATGATCATTATTCACTATTTCTATTTCAACTTCATATGTTTCTTTTGAATTAATGGCATCAATAAAACTAATATTTGACGACTTAACAATTGATAGATCAACATAAAAGTTTCCTGCATTAAATGTCTTTCTGTGAATATATCGAAAAGACGTTCCAGCATCTTTTGCAATAGTCATATCAGATGGCTCATTTGGAAGGTCTTCTTCTGTTGAAATATTGTATTTCAAATGCAATTCAGGAAATGTAAAATCTTTGCGATGTTTCTTAAGAATAACTTTTCTATCTGAAATATCACCTTTATTTGCATAGAAGTTATTAATAATATTATCTTTCCCTGTTAGTGTTATACGTTTTCCTTCATTTTGTAAATTTCTTTCAGCTCCGATATTCAAATAATAAACAATGTTGGTTGTATACGAATCTAATTTTGTTAAATTCTTATCCAAATTATGAAAATCTACCATTGTCACATTATTGAATTTTATTTCATGTTCAATCTTTTTTGATGGAGATGGAATTAAAAATGTTGGTTCGCTTATGACATTTTCACTTACTTTGGTAACAATTTCTTTAATAACTGTTGAAGAATTAATAGCATTGTCTGTCATTCTTTTTATACCTTTATCACAACAGTTAATATAATTTAAGTAAATATTATTTTTATTTTTCATTTTTGGGTGGGGGACGTACCGTCCCCCCACTTAGACAAAAGCATTCAAATAATCATAAAATTTACTTGAATCCCAACAAGCAGTATAAATCTTATTCAATATAACATAATCAGCAACCAAATGAGCGAAAATTTCATTAGGATGATATAATTGACCTTTAAGACCATAAAACTTATCAACATATTGCAGAGAATGATGAAGATTAGTCCATACGCCAGTTTGGTTATTTATCAAGAAACCAATCGGCATTTGTGTTTCATTGTTTAAAGATAATATTGGAGTATATGTATGATTACCAACAATTATTTGCCATTGGTCGTTAAAACCATCAGGATTAGTAATTCTGCTAGGATACTTCTTATTCATTTGCTCTTTCTCTTGTTGTTTGTTGGCATTCTTGGGGAAGAATCCCCATAATGTAGTATAAATGCTAATAAGTGTCTCATAAATTTTCCTTGTTGGATATCTTTGTATGATATGAATCCATTCATGACATAAAATGTTTGCATAATGATTCACATGTTTGTAATCTTTTCTTGTAACATTCCACTCTTCACCTGTCGGACCATGTCCAACTTTTCTCATTGCAAGATTAGCAAGCTCTTGAATCATTTCATTTACTATCTTTTGTGGTAAAACAACACAGTTATTAATAGTGTATGGATAATTCCAATCAACATTTAATTTTAGCTTAATGTATTTTATTTGTGATACATTTGGACATAATGCTGGAAGTTTATCTCTAAATCTATATGCTGATAATTTGTGATAATAAGATAGCACTTGTATCTCTTCTTCAGTAAAATTATCAACAAGATTGGTATAGAGAGTTAATAAATCTTTTATTGATTGCAACATTGGATAAAAAGAATGTATACTCTTTATACGTAATGTAATCTCATCATTTGCCATTCTTGTTAAATAATTACTTTTCTTATATTCTTCGATTGCATCTGATTTATTTAGTATAATCATTGTCTTTGTAATTAGATCTCGTATATAATTACTCAATAAATTCTTTTTGTTTACAAAGAATATACAAATATGGCACAAACTTTATATAGTTCACAAAATCAAGGGCCAAATTGTCCTGTGGAATATCTACGTGTTACTAAGACTCCAAACGCATTACTTGTAGATGCAAAGAATAAGGCAGATAACATTCCTGAGCCTACAAGAACATTTACTGGTTCTACTAAATTTACTGATTTTCAATCTTTCTGGAATTTGCTAACACAAAACGTTAGTGGTTTTACAGATTGTTCAAATCCACTTGTTAATGATGCAGACTATAATAATGCTATTAATGCACAAAGTCAAACTGCACAAGTTCCTCAAGCCATTAATTTGCAACTTCAAACTAATCAACCTCAATGGCCACCTGCGCAACCAGCCGTACAACAGCCACTTATGCAACAGCCAGCCGTACAACAGCCATGGCCTGCTATGCAACAACAGCAATGGCCTTCTGTGCAGTGGCAACCAGCAGGAATCGCTGACAACTCTAGCAGTGGAACATGTCCACTTGCTAATCAGCCTCCTCAATCTCCTTTCCTATCTGTTAACTGGGCGAGGATTACAAATGCTATAACTGCACAATACATTATTAGCATTATATTCTTATTTACATTAATTTTTGTATTTTTAACATATGTTCCAAAAGTTCAAGTTCAAACAATAACAAAGATCATTGTTGGTGTTGGTGTTTGTCTCATCTATTCACTAGTTGGTGTCATTTGGTCATTACTTAAAACTTTTGGAAGTGCAACTTGTTCTGTTGCATGCGGATGTTAAAGTTGGGTGACAGCTGTCCCCATAGCCTCTCGCTTAGTAAATCGCTGAAACACAAAGTGAATTGTTATAAATTTTCAAAGCAAGGGGGCTATGGGGGACGGCACGTCCCCCACCCACTTTCTTTTATAATAATATACGTGAATATCCCCTTTTTAAATATATATAAATCATGATACATATTATACATCTATTATATGAACTAAACATTGCACTTAAACAATTATTCTTTATGCTATTTCCAAATTGTTCACACATGCAAAGGCCAAACAATCATACACAATGTGGTATGCCTTCTTGTCATGCAATGATCTTTTCGTATCTCTTGTGTCATTTTCAAACAATGCCGTTCATTTGTATGGTATTTTGTTACAAAGAGATATTTGATAGGTATATTTATGAATATCATACGATATTACAATTACTTGTTGGAACGATAATAGGAATATTGGTAGCAAAAATAACTTCCTAAAGAACTCAAGTCCTCAAGCGCTTAAAATTATTCTTTTTCATCAATATCAACTAATAAATTTCGTCTATTATCTATTGATATTGTGACTTCATAACTAAAATCAGATAATTGTTTAAATATGCTACCTTCTGGTAACAACTTTCCAAAAGTTGTTAGGTAATTGTATAAAAGCACTATTTCATAAGAACTATCAAATGTATCCTTAAGACCATCATTTGGGTGCGATTTTACTGGTTGAGGATATCTCTTAAGTCTATCAACATTATTAAAGTAAAACATTTTATCTTCAAATGATTTATTATTATACATATAAATTTTTGGTATATGCTCAGTAACAATAAGACGCACTTCTGTGCTACTTCTTGGAGCCCAGCATTGTTTGTAAAGAATTCCTTCAGCAAAAGGAGTACTGTTATTGAAAGATTCACCTTCTTTCAAATCCCATATAACGCATTTTGTCTTATTAATCGCATTTATTTCATTTTGATCTGTTTGAGGATATAGACATTTTGTTTTTAACATAGATACAGGAGCATTTATAAGCGTATGCCATCGTGTCTGATCACAATTATTTTCTAATATAGGTGGTTGATGCTTTGCATCAACTCTTATATCAGAAATAAATAATGGGTTTAAGTGCGAAAATGCTATTGCCATTGCGTCATCGAAAAATGCGTTGATTGTTGTAATTGTCGCTGTCCTTTGTTCTGCTGAGTCTTTAAGGATTGTAGAAATATTATTAATATCAATCTTATTTATTCTAATTGATTTATCAGATGATAAAAATTTAAATGGTTTAGGATCAACAAGAATCCAGTATTTATTTGGAAAAAGCTTTGTCAAATAAGGAATATGAGTGCCTGGCGCCGCACCAGCATATACAATAACATCACTTAAATGTCCGTAAAGTGTTAAGAAATTTAACTCACCAAAAAACAATTTACGCTGTCCCCAGTGAAGAACTTGTAATTTTTCTCCTTTTTCTCTTTTCTTATAAGGCAATTCTGGATCAGTTGGATTTACTGTTATATTTAACGATTTTTTTAATATTTCTAATTGCTCAACCTCGGTTTGGGAACATGCTTCTGATGGGAGACATGATTCAGCAGAACTTTTTGGTGCTTTAGGTGTCCATGTTGATGTTTTTGGTTTAGTATATTTTGGCGCTTCTTGAGGCACGTACGCTTCCTGAGGTTGTGCTTCTGGTGCCTTAGGTGTCCATGTTGATGTTCTTGGTTTAGTGGTTTTTGGTGCTTCTTGAGATTTAGGTGTCCATTTTGTTGTAGACATTAATAAAATACCTAGATAATATAATTAATTATTAGAAAAAAAAAATTTTTTTAGAATGTTTTTCGCGCTATAGAAAAGTTTAGTTTAATTTCTAATGTATACAATATACAATATAATAAGACAATGAACCAACTTAATTTAAACAGATCTCAAAAAAGTGAGAAGTTATGCAGTGGTGGGTTAATGTGTACTGTTCCACAAGATAGTGCAAAGCAATTTTTGCCATATGACTCAAACGCTACTCAAGCTGTCCAATCTCAATTTCCGAGTGGTGTTGGACAACAACATTATTCACAACCTAGATTTTCGCAATTACCTCAATTCCAACAGCAACAAATGCAAGGAGGTTATGGTGCATCAGATTGGAGTGGTAATTTTCATTCTTATAGCACATCTGTAAGTGATCTAACAAATTGGGGTAATGCACGTATTGCCAATTCACCGATGTTTAAGCCATTTTCACAAACATCTAAATTCGCAACACCATCGACTGGAATTACTCCAACTGGACAATACTACATGCAGTAGAGTGGGGGACAGCTTGGGGGACAGCTTGGGGGACAGCTGTCCCCCATAACCCCCTCGCTTGGTAAATTTATAACAACTCACTTTGTGTCTCAACTGCCCCCTGCTTCTCAGCGATTTACCAAGCAAGGGGGCTATGGGGGACGGCACGTCCCCCAGCAAGGGGGTTATGGGGGACAGCTGTCCCCCAGCGAGGGGGCTATGAGGGACGT